TAAGTCATTTTCTTCTGGGTTTAACCAAGATTCTAGTGCAGATTTTAAGTTATCATAACTTTGTTTTTTGAAAATAGAAAATATTTCAGTTTGTCCTGTAACAATTTTATCTGCTAAATTTTTATCTTCAGTTGCTGCCGTTTGATTTGGTTTTACACGAATTGCAGTTTTTGGATAAGATCCTGCTCCTTCTGATGGTGTAAATTCAACTACAATATCTCTACCTGCAGTTAAGTCTGTAATATCACCATAGTCTGGATCAGCAATAAATCCTAATAGTTCTTGGTAAACAGTTTTACCAAAGCCCCAAAATTTAACTCCATCTGACTCTTCTCCTCTTACTATAACTGGTACATAAACTCTCATTTTAGGTTCTAGTTTTTTAGAAAGTTTCCAATCGTCACTGTTTCCAGTAGATTTTAACTTGTCTGCAAATTCTACAACCGGGTCTGATTCTCCATATGTTACCGGTGATAAGTAATTTTTCTTACCTAAGTCATAGTGAAAAAATAATTCCAAGAATGGATTATCTTTATCATGCTGATAAGGTACTATTCTAACCTGATTTGAACCTGGTTTAGGTTTCCAAAGGTTTTCTGTTCTTTTTGTTGATGATTGTAAGTTATTTAACTTACGTCGGATTGCTTCTAAATCAATAGCCATTTTTTTCTCCTGTTTTAATTATTATTTAGTTAATATAATAAAAATATTCCATACTAAAAAACTTCAGTTAAAATATTTTTATATTTTTTTTGGTATCCTTGTACCGCTAATTCTTTTGCTTTTGCTTCGACAACTACATCAATGTCTAGCCCGTAATCTTTGATTTCGTCTACAATGTAGTCTGAGTGAGCTTGTTCTTTTATTTTGCTAAATTCTTTGTACATTCCAGCTAGCGTTGGAAAATCTTGCATTTGTTCTAGCGTTATGTTGCTGTTTTTACAAATCTGTTCAATTACAAGTTTCTGTTCTTTTCTTTTAGATTCTGAATAGTGAGTACATTGCTTTACACCTTTTGGCCAGGTTTTTGCTGCAAGTTTAAGTGCTTGTTCTTCAGTCATATCGCCTGTGCAGAACTTGTGGTGAAAGTAATCAAATACAATAGGTATGCCTACTACTTTGTATACGCCTTCATATAGGTCTTGTACAGAATACATATTCTTTTTGTCATCATTTTCAACTGTAAGACGAGCTTGAGCAGATGGTTGTAATCTTAAGAAGTTTTTGCAAAATCTATCTAGTGCAGAAGGTTTATCGCCATATGCGCCGCCGACATGAATATTAATTTTTGCCATACGAGACTTTGGTAGACCCATAAGATCCATAATTTGTGCAGACTTGTTAAGTTCATTTATAGCATTTAGCACTACTTTTTCGTTTGGTGAAGCTAGTACGCAAAATTGGCCTGGATGAAATGACAGTCTTTGTCCATTATCCATTGCAGTTTTGCCAACAGCTTTTAATAGCGCACATATTTCTTGGTAATCTGGTAGATCTGATAATTCATATTCTGACATCCAAGGCATCATATCACTAGACATGCGATATACTTTTATATTGTTTTCATTATTCCACTGTACAAGCTTTAATAAGTTTGTAATGTTTGTAATTATTAATTCTGAAGCATATTCTACGCCTTTAGCGTCAAATGTTCTTCGTATCATACTTCTGTTGCATGAGATACCTTCTTTTGAAAGATTCATATTTATACATGCATATCCTAGTTGTTTTGCCATAGTTTTAATTTTATATAAGGTAATATAATAATTTTATTTAACATAAAAAAATTCTGAGTGAAAAGTTATTAACATTATTTCCAAAATAATTGTACACATATTATACCTGTTGCAAGTATTAATGAAGTAAAAGTTTTTAATGATATTCCTTCTCCCATAAATATCCAAGTTAGAATTGCGTACGAACTTATACCTAGAGCAAAACCTAAAAATCTTCCTGGCCATAATAAACCGTCGAAATGTTCATAAGCATATTTTGTTGCCATGATAAAAGCATAAGATATCGTTGTACCCATTGTTATCGATAAAATTAGTGGATGTTTTTCGAACCATTTCCAAAGAAATTGTCCGTTAGTTTGAAACCATATTAGGGTTTGTCCAAACAAGAAAAGCAGGACACAAAGCGTTAATTTACTCATATTTTAATTGCCATTAGTTAATTAGTTAATTGTTATTTAATATAAATATAATAAAAATATTCCAAATAAAAAAATCTGGAGTGAATTATTTTATTATTTTTTTGAAAGTTTTTTTAGTTCTGAACGAATTAAGTCTGTCAAAAGAGCTTTTAATTTTTCTTCATCGTCATCACGTCTATCTAAATGGGCATCTGGATCATAAGGAGGATTAGATACTGCAGTATGTTTTTTAGCTACAGGTTTATCGCTTGGTAGTAATCCTATATCTTCAAATATGTTTTTATCTGCTTTACCCGTCATAACTTTTCTAGCTACCATTTTATCAGCTATGGATAATTCACCATCATCTTCAAAGTATTTCCAATGCGCTACCTTAGTGCCTTTTTTAAAGCCGTAATGAATATTGTTTTTTTCGTCATGGACTATAGTGTATTTTGGATTTAACTTTAAGTAGTTTTTTTGAAAATCTTTCCAGCGATATCCAACCATAGATTCTTTATCTAATAATGCCATATTATCTTTTTACCTTAATGTAAATTATTTCTTGTACTTCTGTATCTATCCTACGGAGGCCTGTATCATTTGTTAGTAATATACTGTCTCTGTAATTTTCCCAATCTAATTGATATGTTGTATCTAGTACACCGTTGTTTACTATTTTAATACATTCATTTAAAGCATTAATCGTGTAAAGGGTATTTGTTTGTTTTTTTCTATGTAATGATATGGTATCTTGAAGCGTCTTTATGTTTTCATTTGCATCAATGTTATATGTACACATTAATTCTCTAACATCACCAGTGTTTTTAAGAATAAATACCTTATTATACAAAATATCGTAAGCATCTATTATCTTATCAATAGTTTTTGATAAAACTTTAGTATTCGTAAACGTACATAGTAATTGTGTTCTCATTATTTATATACCTCTTTCGTTGCTGCATCTAGATTTTTTGCTAGTTCAGGATGCAATTTCATTTCAAACTTAATGGTTCCACCTCCATATCCTCTTCCGTCTTGTCGTATTACTATATTTGCTACCTTTACAGTTTTATTGCCTAAATCATCAATCTTGTATACTAAATATGGTTCACCTTTTTCAGATTTTTTTACACTAAGATTTTCTTTTAATTTATCAAAATCGTCAGTTCCAAATATTACCTTCATTGTTTCTTTATCTAACGACATATCTCCAATGGCCATAGTTTCTTCGCCTTCTGAAACAGCTTTTAAAGGAAATTCTTCTTTAATATTTTTTATTAATCCTTCTCTAACTTTAGGGTTATTGTTTAATTGGTTTATGGCATCTTCTTGCATTTTTCTATGTTCTACATCATCTGCTTTTAAATACGCTATTGCTTTATCATTGCCACCATCAGCTTCTGCTTTAATTGCTTTTAATATAGCTTTAGATTTGCCTCTACTACCTTTTCCAGATTCTGTTGCACTTATTTCAGATTCTAATTTTTGTTGTATTGATTGTGGTAAAATATCTTTTGCACCTGCTACTAATCTTGAACGTTCATTTTTAGAATATTCTTTAGGATCTGTTGCAGTACCTCTTAACTCTGGATCCCAGTTATTTACCATGTCTCCTAGTCCTGAATTTAAGAAGTTTATATTTTTATCTTTTTTTAGTGATACTTCATCAAGTATTTCTTCGCCATTAGATTTTTTAATTTTTAAGTACATATCAGTAGAAAAGCCTTTATTTTTTTTATAGTCAGACAATCCCATAGCTTCTACTTCTCCTTCAGCATCCCATGCACTTCCAATGATTTCAGCTCCTTCACCATATTGTTTTTTAACCCTGTCTAATATGGCTTTTCTTGATTTTCTTGTTGCTGCTATCCAACTTTTAGTAATAATTCTTGTTCCTTCTTTTTTAAGCTTTGGATTATTTTCAAGTTGAGACTGTTCATGTTTTTCTAAAGATGTTGCAAACTCTTCAAATTCTTCATCAGTCATTGCAGAACCTACCATCGTCATAAGCTCTCCTCCTTGCGCACTAATTTGTCCTGCACCGCCTGGAAGGTCTGAAAAGTATTTCCAATTTGAAGTTTGTTTGTTTGCTTGCGTATTCATCATACGTTCTATAGCTTTGGCATATCTTTTAGGAAACTTAGGGTTTTTTGTTATGCTTTCAGGCACTGTGTATGGAGGAGGGATTGAATTTGCTTCGTTTTTCTTTTTAAAATCCTCGTCTCCTGTAGGAGAAGTATCTAATTCTTTACTAAATTCTTTAGTTTCTGATGGATTACCTATTGTAAGAGTTTTATTTTTTCCAGATATTTCTCTTTTTGGTTGCTCACTAGAAACTTTGTCTTTTGGAGTTTCTTTTTCTTTATCATCTTTTCGTATGAAGTCTCCATCTTTAGCAGATAGTGCCTGACTATCTTCTGGTTTTTCTTCTTTATCGTCTTGGTCTACTTGAACCAATTTTCCATCAACATTTTTATGTGACACAAAGTCATCTTGCTCTTTACCATAGCCTCTGCCTTTCCAAACTAAGCCTAGCTTTTTTGCTTTTTCTTTTTCTTTATCATCTAAAGGGGTTTCTTCAGAATTAGGATTTTCTAAAAGTTGATTAATATATTCTGATATAAATTGCTCAGAATATTTCATAGATCTAAAAACATCTGCCAATACTTCAAGGTGGTTTCTGTTTGCTGGATCAGGCATTCCATTATTTACCTTATATGCCCATTCTCTTACAAGCTTGTCTATTAGTGTTTTCATACATTATCCTCTTTCTATAAATATCAGCAAAAACGATCGGAAACATCATTTAGTTTACCATAATTAATGCCGTATGCAATTTTTGTTGGATACTTCATAGCTTTTTTTATTTTTAATATTAACTCTTTTCCATCTTTAGGGTTAAAATCAAATGTAAAACTATCGTAGGTATATAATATAAGTTTGGTGCTGTGTCCATTTAAAACCTTTATAACTTCAGCCATAGCTTCTGAGCTTGCTTCAGTTTCCATTGATTGTATATAATAGTTAAATAACTTTTGAGGAGACATATCTTCAAGAGTTGATGCATCTACCTTTCTTTTATATAAGTATGTTTTAAAATGGTTTTTATTCAACCAGGACTTCCAAAATTTAAAAATAAAATCATTTACTTCTTTAAAAAATGGGATTGCTAAAAATTCTTTTGGTACTCCTCCATATAATATTCTAAAACTTATTTCTTTAGACTCTTTATACTGTTCTTTTGTTAGCTTTTCTGTGCCAAAATATTGTTTTCCTAGATATTCATGTATACTACCTTTAGGTAAATCATAACCTATACAGTTTGCTATTAGTCTGAGGTGATATGCATCATAGTCAAGTTCTAATATTCCTCCGTTTTTAAATCTACTAATATACTTTTCTCTTGTTCCATCAGACTTATTAAGGGCTGCATAGTTTACCTTATTAAATTTATTGCTTGGTCTTCCAGTTAAAGTATATGGATTATAATAGCACCTTTCTAGTCCATCTATTGTTTTTAATCCAGAATTTTCTATTGTAAATAAATTATTTAGTAAAGTGCTATTAAATTTTCCATATGAAAAAGAATTAGCTGTATCAACATCTATAGTATCTAATATAATTGCAGAAATTTTATCACAATACTCTAAATGTTTTAATATTGGAACTATACTGTTAAGATTACTTCTATTCCAATGTGTTGAATAGATTTGATCGTGGGCTGGTGTAGTGGGTTTTTCTAATGTCTTTCCGTATTGATGATAAGATAATGCATTACAATCATATACTTTGGTTTTTCCAAAAATATGCATAAATTCTTTTGAGTCTGCAACATATATTTTATCAAGTGTATTAATTACACCCATAGCTTCTTCAATTGTAAATGTTTTTAATGCTTCACTATGGTCTATAGGAATATAATATTTCTGCATATTATTTAATAAGAATATATAAATTCCAGATAACTTTGAATTGCTAGGGTGCACTCTGTGATCCAGAGGTATTGGTATCACTATACCATTTGATTCAGCGCAAAGCTCAACCATTTCATTAAATTTTTGTGAATGTTCTATAACCATTTATAGGTATAATATAATAAAAATATTTGAAATAGAAAAATTTATTGCAATGAATTATAAGTTTTTGTAGGTGTTTGCATTATTTTTTCTTCCTCTGTTTTTTGCTCTGGATCAAATATTGTTTCAGATAGAGGTTCTAAATATTTATGAGGCATGCTTGTATGGTATTTTCCTTCCATTGGTCTATTTACATGTATGTGGTAATATCCATAATATTCATCTCCATCTTCATTGATAAATTGATCTCCTGGAGTATATAGTGCAGATTCTTCTCTTGGGTTTCCGTATTGTAGAGAATCTCCTATATATTGACTTATTCCTGGCATAGTATCTTCAGATAATTCTAGAGATTTATTATTTGTTGGAATAATTCCTGACTCAATAATATTTCCTTTAAATAATTTGTTAAATATTGGTCCAGATATTTTCCACTCTATTTCTAGAATAGAATATAATTTATGGTGGGGAGTTTTTTGTTTTTTAACCTCTTTATACGTGTTTTTGTTTACCTCTATAATAGAACCGGAAGAAAGTTGTTTTACAAAATACCTAATAAAAAATCCTGCCTCTTCATCTTTATTTGTTATAGTTGGAACAGAAGATACAACTCCTGTAAATCTTTTTGCATAGTCACTGTTAAGTTTATTATACGTAAATATATTTTGATTTCTAACTATTTTTCTAAGCTTTTTTGCTCCACGTCTTGGCTCAGCTCCTTCATAAGCAACATTATTTTTTAGATGATATGGTCCAACATAAGTATTTATTTTTTGAACCTTATTGCCAGCGTCATACACTTGAAATAGACCTCCTCTAGTATATAAATTTCCTTTTATGTCTTCTTTTCTACGTATTTTCATAATTTATTATATCCTATAATCCCTCTTATTATAGCCTTTTCTAAATATTCCATCATCGCCTCCACTCTTTGTTGCGTGTCGGCCACCAGATTGTGGTTCACCTGGTCTTGTCCAGGAGTAAAGGCCTTGTTGAGGAGACCTAAATCCTAGACCAGGCATTCTTCCTAATTCTCCACCAATCGCAGACCAAATGTCTCTAGCTACGGAGTCCATACGGGTATTATCTAGGCAGTGATCTATTAAATCTTGTAAGTCTTTTTCTCCATGTGGGAATTTTGTTTGAATTCTATCCCCAAATTGTGGT